CTCACACGCTGGGCATTGATGAAGATTTTCCTGAATCTTAGGTTTATTCACATGCATGAGAAGCTCCTTTGAAATAATTGCGGGTCAAGACCAGAAGGGGGATAATGGCCTTGACCCGCGTTTTAGTGATCGACCGAAGCTGTTGCGGGGGGATGTTGCGGTGAGCCCCGGCCCGACCACTAATTTAATACATACGACAATTCAATTGTCGTAAGCAAACCGCAAAGTTAGAATATGCTCAAAAGGCCAAATCTCACAAGCGACCGAACTACTATAAACCCGAGCAAGGCACCCGTTTAATGTCACGCGCTTGCCAGTGAGCTTGCCCACCGTGCCAAACTCGCAAATGAGAAGAGCAGGTAGTAAGTTCTGTTTAACAATAAGTAGCGGTTGCTTGTTATAGGTTGTTGCTTCTAAGCAAGCTGTGTTCCAGTACTTAACTAATGGTCCTGTTCTAGTGACTATGAACCTATCAAGACATAGATTTTTGACGTGCTTAGTTTCAATATAGAAGTGATCGGTCAGAATGTGTCCGTTTATATCTACACTGCTGATGTCACCAGCCTGACTAGCAAGCTTCTTACCTTTTCGCTTGGCGACGGTAGCCCTCCCGCCGCTCATAGCACTTCGCCAGAACACATCCTCCTTGGTACCGTGTGTCACCCATAGTGAAAGCTGGCGACACACGCTCCGTTCATTACTTGCCCCCTTCTGTTTACTGTTTACCATGACCTAGAGATCCTAAGGTAATGATTGCAAATACTGTTCTAACTTTTTACGTTTAATAGGTTTTCTTTTATCAATCTGGGCTGGCTCAACCAAACCGGCTTCAATTAGCAATTCTAAAAGAACTTGTATGTCACCGAGTTCTTTCTCAAGATCTTCACCGTTGATGACTCCGGTATCAGGATTATTATTAGCTATACCAAACCTAAGTATCTTTGTACAAGCTTTTTGTACTTCTGCACATTCTTCAATTAGGCAAGTCAGCAACTCACGTTCGTAAGTAGTCGGTAATGGATAAGGATTGATATAACGCTCAGTCATTTTAACACCTATTTCTTAGCATCTACTGGAAGGTTGACCTCGATTACTGATGCCTTTGGTTCTAGTTCATCACGAATATCGGTGTATCGGATACACAGATGAAGCGGACCTTGAATAGCAACTTGACTTATTTGTCCTAGCAGATCGGCTACATCAGCAGCCGCATACAATGTATCTTTGTTAATGCCGACAGTCATAACATTCAGTCTTCCAGTCACTGAATACATTAGTACTTACTCCTTGGTGGCACGAACCTGTTTTCGATCTCATTCCATACTCTGCGGTAGTGCTTGCGCACCTTTTTCATTTCAACGTTAAATTCCTTACGGCCTAATTGATTAACGCGATCAATATATTTGCTTGCCGCTTCCCCATCCAATATCTCTTTTGAGTGCTTTACCTGCTCTAACCATTCGATAGCAGCAGGGAGCTCATCGATACCATACCCAAAGCGCAAGCTAAATTCACACTCTCGAAACGGTAGACTGATCTTATTCTTAGTACATTTAGCTTTGACACGGATACCATAAGCTCGTTCGGCACCTTTAATGCTTCTCTTTAATGTTTTAAGATGACTGAGATAAACAACCTGAGAAGCATAAAAATCTAGTGCTTTGCCACCACTGCGGCGATACTTGTCACCGAAGGCGACACCAATTTTCTCACGTACTTGAGAAATTACCATTAGACAAATACGGGCTTCTTTAATTCTACGGACTAATCTGCGAAATAGCTGCCCGAGTTGCTTTTGCTTCTCCATTCCATAGCTACCCTCATCTATAGCACGTCCAAGCTCGGCTCGGCTTGACAACGCATCGAGGCTATCAATCACGTAGAAACCCGGCACACCTTCCTTGATGCATTCATCACAGCATTTCACTAAGTCTTCATAAATATCTTCAACAGTTTCCCACGCTGTACCCAGACCTTCCTCACCAAAGTCAACCCTATCAACTGGCAAGCCTAGTGAAGCACCATAATCTTCATCGAATGCAGCTTCTGCCTCACGGTAGAATATCTTACCATCGGGGTAACGTCGGGCGAAGTTAGCAGCAGCTTCGATGGCACAGAGTGTCTTACCTGTTGACTTATCGCCAACGATATTGGACATGCGTCCTAGTACCCAACCTCCACCGATAACACAATCGAGATTGACACAGCCTGTTGGGATAAATTCTAGATTTTTAGCACGGGTTACTTCACGTGTCGGTTCTTCTTCAACTTGTTCAGTTTTAACTTCTTCAGAAATTCTACGACGCCTAGCCATGATAATTCCACCTGTTGAAGATAGGTGTGGGCGGTACTGTCCGGGCTCACAAATCAGCCAGTACCGCCCACCATTCCTAACCGAGCATTGGAGTGTCAAGGGGCAAACCACTCTATGCTACAAGGTCAGGAATCTCACTTACGCTTCTTATTTTTCAATTTTGACAACTTAGCCTTGGCACGCTCGGCAGCACTATCGCGACCTTTCTTGCCCTTAGGCTCGTCATCATCCTCCTCATCTTCGTCATCGTCTTCATCTTCATCTTCATCTTCGTCATCATCGTCGTCTTCATCATCGTCGCGCGACTTACCTTTTGACGCGCGACGTTTAGAAGGGGGGTCATCATCCTCATCCTCCTCTTCATCTTCATCATCGTCGTCATCGTCTTCATCGTCGTCGCGGGCTTTACCCTTACCCTTACCCTTACCCTTGGCTGGCTTTTCATCCTCCTCATCTTCATCTTCATCATCGTCATCATCATCATCTTCATCGTCATCGTCATCATTGCGTGACTTTGACTTTTTATTAGAACGAGAAGGCTTTTCATCTTCCTCCTCATCCTCATCATCTTCTACATCAATTTCCTCTTCTTCATCGTCATCATCGTCATCACGCGATATATTGCGCTTGTTACGACGGGTTGCCCGGCTGTCAGCTTTCTCTTCATCTTCGCTTGTGCGTGATCGACGCCGACGTGAGGGTTTCTCATCCTCATCGTCATCACCCCCACTTTTCGTTTTAACACTGATCTGACCAGTGAGTACTTTGCTGATATGCTCACTATCATAGAAGTTCAGCATATCAGTAAGTGGGTTTTCTTGAATGTACTCAAGCCACTGATCTTGCTTAGATGATTTAGAAGACAAGGGTGTAGAGTCACGAGCGATCTCGATGCCCAGATATTTGGTTTTGATCTCCTTACCTTCTTTAACGAAGCTAACGTCGTACCCTTCATCTGGATCATCGATTAGAATAGGCTTACCAGTTTTCTTATCGATGCACCGAGTATTGATTTCACGGAACAAGGACAAAGGCATAATCCAAGCCTGCGGGCCAGCCTTTTCATTGTCACGGTCAATCAACCAAACCAATGCACGACGGCTTATCTGAAAAGCCTTGCGCTCGGTTTCATCCTTGGTCTCATTTTTAGCCTCGCAAATAGGACAGGGTTCGCCCGTCATCTTTTCAAGGCAAAGATAAGCTGAGTTATCTAGTCCAATATTGTAATGGACATAAGCATCAATATGCCAGCCATCCCCCCACTTATCTAGGTCACTCCATGTCGGTGGCAACAAACGAATGTTGTTCTCACCTTCACGGGGTTTATAGAATTGAAGTCCTTCGCCAACAAGAATGCTATCGAATGTGCTGTTGCTGGCTTTGGAAGCTCTGTGTACGCTTTCGGCGGTACGTTCCCGCCCACGGTACTTAAAGCCTTTCTTTTTTGCCATTACTGACTCCTGGTTAGAACTAAGCTTGACACCATATCATACTACTATCAGTTAGGTCACCTTATCTTACTTTGCTTGTGCTAGCTTACTCCTCCTTATTTTACCCGCTTCTTGCGACACCCGATCAGACTTAGCAGCCAACAATGACTGCCTATCTTTTTCTGAGGCGATGATATCACCATCCATAGACATTTGTCTGAGCGCAATTGCTACAATATCTTTTAGCGCATAGCTGCGCTGGGTGTAAGCTTGAAGCAAACCACTCCATAAGTCAGCAAGTTCTTTTGCTTCATAGAAGGCTCGTTGAGCTTCTTGCATATACTTATCTAGTTTTATTTTATTGAGAATAGCACTTTCAGTAATCTTGGTTTCGGCTTGTGCTGCCTCAAGCCGAATGTCATGATCTAGCTCAGCAGCAGTCTCATCCATCTTCAACTTGAGCTTATCTCTGCTAGCCGAAGCACGTACCGAACGAAAACTAACCTCTTCAAAAAACATAGGTTGATCTGTAAGCGACCCTTCTAGATCATCACGTTCGATAATAAGGAGCTTTTTATATCTCTTATACTCGTCTATTGAGATCATATCTTCAACTTCAGACTTTTTAGCCATTGTCGGTGTATCCTCGATTTTTCAGCCTATGAAAATTTCAAGAAGCGACTAAAGCTTACATACGCTATTTGCGCAGCAGCTTCGCACAGCTAATCAAAACTGGAGAGATACCGTCTTGTGGGTAGTAGGGTTGTGAAAATGCTTCTAGTACACTAATGGCATGAAAAGAGAGATTGTTGGAATTGAGCACTACACTTGTAGCATAT